GTTTGGAGAGAAATTTTGAAAAAAATAGGTCTAGATTTACTTTGTGTGTCAGTTCACTATTCTAAAAGATATGAAGGTTCTGATAATTTTATTGAAAACAAATCAGATGAAGAACTAGTTAATTATGCGTATTATCTTAAGAATTCCAATCCAGGAACAATTGTTACAGAATTTTGTGGTAAATATATAATTGGAGGGTCTAATGATGTTCAAATTGAATGGAAAAATCTACATTTTCTTTGGAAACAGTTTCTCTCTTCATCCAATTTACCAAACATAATTTATTCTAATTCATTGAAGAATATATTCAAAGACCTATACAATTACAATGAACAATCTGATTCCTTTATTGGAATAACAAGTAAGTATTTGCCTATTCAAAGTGATTTTATTAAGTTTTGGGAAGGAACTATTTCTAATTATAATTATGTACAACCAAATGACTTTAGTCATGAATTAGAAATAGATGAAATATGTTCTCTCTTTAAGGTTTGGTCAAAAACAACTACAACTTCATTATTTAGTAATGGAAATATTTCAGAAGAAAATGTGTTAAAAATTTTGAAACACTTTTTCCCTGATATAGAAATTATAGAGGATAAATATGTACTAAATGTTAGCTGTATTTTATGGGATAAAAATATTGAAATATGTCAATCATTTGATTATATTAAATTACAAATTAAAAATGAACACACATTAGCGCTCATTTCATTTGATGATGCGTATAATTATTATTATAAGTATTGTAATGTTCATTCACATAAATCAATTGTAAGCAAACGATATTTTGAGAAATATTTGTATTTTAAATTAGCAGATTATATTGTTTATGAGAAATTTATTGAAACAAATTGGATACAAGACATTTAATTGATTTAATTAAAAAAAATAAGAAATAAATTATAATGTTATTATTAACAATATAATTTTTTATAAAATTATAATACTTTAAGCCGCATTTCCAGCAACAAATTGAAGGTCAACACCGCTTGTTCCTACACCAGCACCATCATAACTAGAAGGGCTTAAAGCAGACATACCTCCGCGCATTTTGCGGCTACCCTTGCGCCCACGCTTCTTTCTCATGGACTTTCCATTCTTAATGAAACCAAAGTGACCTTTCTTGGTCAAAAATCCAGCCTTAACTAGGCGTTTCTCTCTTTTGGCGGTATGATGTTTAGCTTTTGAAACAATACGACCTGCTTTGTTTTGCATCAAATCACTCTTGGTAAGACCACCAGTTGTTTTGTAGGCAGTACTATGCCATACTTGAGCACGCGTTCCAATTAACGCTTCATATGTCTTTCCGCTTACGGAATATTTTCCAGTTGACGTTCTTGAATATTTTGTCATTATAAATTTAAGAGAGAAAAAAATAAAAATATAATAAATTTGGAAACGCGTTTAAAATGTATTTTTTGGCGGCATTCCACTTCCTCCAGGCATCCCTTGAAGATTTCCTAGATAATTTAATTCTAATGGTTGTCCTAAATAAAAATTACCATATTGTGTCGACCCTCCTAAACTTGTTTGAACTAACTGAGAAACTCGCATTTTATTTGGAATTCTATATGATACTGAATCTGAACCAGGTAAAAATTTATTTATTTTATCTGGAATACATACACAATTTAATGGCTCAGCACCTGGATATCGGGCATTAAACTCTGCTACATATTGTATCATTCGCGAAGAATTTGAACTATTACCTGGTGTAAATTTTCTTCTTGACATTTATATTATTTATATTATTTAAATATATTTATTTTGATTTATTTTTGATTTATTTTTGATTTAATTTTGATTTATTTTTAAATAAAATTGAAATTATTTAAAAAGGAAATAAGGAATAATATAAGTATACAGAATGAACGCTACCGACGTAAATCTCGCTAACAAATATCAACAGAAGACTGATAAACAGCATATTCTGGATAATCCAGATACATATATCGGCTCTGTTGAAAAAATAGAATCTGAGCAATGGATTCTAAATGAAGCAGGTGATAAAATTATAGAGAAACATATTGAATACATACCTGGATTATTTAAATTGTTTGATGAGGGTATTGTTAACTGTCGCGATCATGTTGTACGAATGCATCAAGCAATGTCTGGTATAAATAAAGAAAATTGTATTCCTGTTACAAATATTGATATTACTATTGAAGATGATGGTACTATTATTATGTATAATGATGGCAATGGTATTGATGTAGCAGAGCATCCTGAGCATAAGATTTGGATTCCTGAGCTAATATTTGGACATCTTAGAACATCCACTAATTATGATAAATCGGAAAAAAAAATCGTAGGTGGTAAAAATGGTTTCGGTTTCAAGCTTGTGCTAATATGGTCTACATATGGCTCTGTTGAAACTATAGACCATATTCGCGGTCTTAAATATAGACAAGAATTCAAAAACAATTTGGATGAAATCTGTAAACCATCTATTACAAAGTGTAAAAACAAGCCATATACTAAAATTACGTTTAAGCCAGATTATTCACGTCTAGGAATTCCTGGATTAACTCCTGATATAATTTCACTTTTGAAAAAGCGTGTTTATGATGTTGCAGCGGTTACAGATAAAAATTTAAAAGTAAGATATAATTCTGGTTTAGTTCCTATTAAAAATTTCCAACAATATATTGATTTATATATCGGTGATAAATCTCTTGCGCCACGTGTTTATGAAGATAGCGGTCCTGAAGGAAGATGGGAATACGCAGTTGCATTAACTCCTACAAATGAGTTTTCACAAATATCATTTGTTAATGGAATTCATACTGCTAAAGGTGGTAAGCATGTGGAATATATTTTGAATCAAATCACACGCAAAATTTGCGATTTAATTGAAAAGAAAAAGAAGGTAAAAGTAAATCCAAATAGCATTAAAGAGCAATTGATTTTGTTTTTGAGATGTGACATTGAAAATCCTGCGTTTGATAGTCAAACAAAAGATTATATGAACACACCTTCATCTAAATTTGGCTCTAGATGTGATGTAAGTGATAAATTTATTGAAAAGGTTGCGAAAATGGGTGTCATGGAAGCGGCACTCCAATTAACCGAAGTAAAAGAAAACAAGGCTGCTAAGAAAACCGACGGTATTAAGAGCAAAAGTATTCGCGGGATTCCTAAATTAACTGACGCAAATTGGGCTGGCACTGAAAAATCAAGAGATTGTGTCATTATATTTTGCGAAGGTGATTCAGCAAAGGCAGGAATTATTTCTGGATTATCATCTGAAGACCGTAATATTATTGGTGTTTATCCTATGAAAGGTAAGATTCTTAATGTACGAGGCGAACCTATTAAAAAGATTTCCGAAAATAAAGAAATTGCGGAGATTAAAAAGATATTAGGTTTGGAAACTGGCAAAAAATATAGTACAATAGAATCTGTTTATCAAAACTTAAGATATGGTAAGGTTTTGTTTATGACGGACCAAGATTTAGATGGTAGTCATATTAAAGGTCTTGGTATTAATCTATTCCAATCTGAATGGCCTACTCTTGCTGAAATTCCTGGATTTATTGGTTTTATGAATACTCCAATCTTGAAGGCAAAGAAAGGCGCTACCGAATTAAATTTCTATAATGACGGTGAATATGAAGAATGGAAAAAGGAAAATGATATTAAAGGATGGAAGATTAAATATTATAAAGGTTTAGGTACTAGTACAGGTAAGGAATTCAAAGAATATTTTGAAAATAAAAAAATGGTTGGTTTTGTATCTACAGAAAAAAGCAATGATTCTATTGATATGGTTTTTAATAAGAAAAGAGCAGATGATAGAAAGGACTGGTTAAAGTTTTACAATAGAGAAGCCTACTTGGATACTAAACAATCATCTGTTTCATATGAAGATTTTATTGATAAAGAATTAATTCACTTTTCAAAATATGATTGTGACCGTAGTATTCCTAACTTGATGGATGGTCTTAAAATATCATTGCGTAAAATATTATTCTCTGCTTTTAAGAAAAATTTAACAACAGAAATTAAAGTAGCTCAGTTTAGCGGTTATGTTTCAGAGCATTCAGGTTATCATCATGGCGAAGCTAGTTTAAATGCTGCGATTGTTGGAATGGCGCAAAACTTTGTAGGTTCTAATAATATTAACTTGTTTATGCCAAACGGTCAATTCGGCACGAGACTTCAAGGTGGTAAAGATAGTGCTTCTGAAAGATATATATTTACACAGCTTAATAAATTGACTAGAACACTATTTCCATCTTGTGACGATAATGTATTAACATATTTGAATGACGATGGACTATTAGTTGAGCCAATATATTATGCTCCTATTATTCCAATGGTTCTTATAAATGGTTCAAAGGGTATTGGTACTGGTTTTAGCACTGATATTATGTGTTATAACCCTATTCAAATTATCCAATATTTAAAAAATAAATTAGCTTTAGGAGATGATATATTTGAATTCATCCCTTATTATGATGGATTTAAAGGTTTAATATCAAAAATTAGTGATGAAAAATTCTTAATTAAAGGTGTATATGAAAAAGTTGGTCTAGATAAAATTAGAGTTACTGAATTGCCAGTTGGTTATTGGACTGAAGATTTCAAAGAATTATTAGAAAATTTGATTGAGCCTGGACAAGACAAAGAAGGCAAAAAGATAACTCCTATTGTTAAGGACTATGATGATATGAGTAAAGATACAAATGTTGATTTTACTATTACATTCGCAAAAGGTAAGTTGGAAGAATTGGAAGCCAATAAGGGTGACTACGGATGTAACGGTCTTGAAAAATTATTAAAATTATATTCTACAAATAGTACTACTAATATGCATTTGTTTGATGCGGATGATACACTTCAAAAATATGAAAAAATATCTGATATAATTGATGCTTATTATGAAGTAAGATTAAAGTTATATCAGACTAGAAAAAATTATATGATAGATGCGATTGAGAGAGAACTTGTATTATTATCTAATAAAGCAAAATACATTAAAGAAAATTTGGATGGAACTATTGATTTGAGAAAAAAGAAGAAGGAACAAGTATTTGAAATGCTACAAGCAAAGGGATACGATATTATTGATGAAGATAGCGAATATAAATATTTAACTAAAATGCCAATGGATTCAGTTACAGAAGAAAACGTTGAAAAATTATTAAACGATAAAGGTAACAAAGAACAAGAACTATCAATCATTAAAAATACAACTATAAATCAAATGTGGAATTCCGAATTGGACCATTTATTGGAGCAATATTTAGAGTACAAAGAAAGCAGACAAAGACTTATGGATGGTGAAGATTCAAAAACTACTAAAAAGAAAGTTGTAACAAAAGGAGCTGTTGTTAAGAAGGCTACTAAAAAACTGATGGTTGAAGAAGTTTAAACCAATAAAATGTTTATAAATTTGTTTATATTTTGATTTAAAGAGAGAAACTAAAATAATT